CCTTTTCCAGGAATAATGAGGGATGGCTTTCCAGCAGTATTTGGAATTAATCTAGTAACTCCAGATGCTCCATAGACTAGTGGAATACTTGTATTTTTTGCAAGTAGGGCATTATTATTTACAAGGTAATAACCTTGATTTGCAGATAGTCCGTATGCTGATGCTGGAACAACCTGATCAGTGGTTGTAAGTGCAATAGTAGAAGGGAATGCTTGCGGGGTTACTCCAAGAGATGTTGTATTAAACTCTTCTGACCATTGACCTACTGTTATTCCATTTAAATAAAACTGGTAGGATTCTGTGGTAAGTCCACCATCTACAGTGACAATTTTTATAACTGCTCTTAGATTAGTAAACTCATCTGGTATCTCAAACGTACCAGAGATGAAGCCCCAATTTTGAAACAGCGTGGTTGTAAATGTTTCAAGTTTTTGAACAATTAAGGATGTTGTAGTGTCTGTATATTCAAAACCAATAGATACTGATTCTAGATATGCACTGTTAGAATAAAAATATGTTCCAACTGAAAATGTTCCAAGTTCTGCGTTAAGATCTTCAAAATTAACCAAGTCTGGACTAATACAAACAATATCATTTGTACTTCCAGTTGGGACATTGCCTTGAAGTTCTACAGTTATGCTATCAGTAAATGGCTCATCTGTTGTAGTTCCTTCTGATGCTGTTCCACCAGAAACATCCCACTCATTTTCTACATCACGTTGAGCCTCAGTAATGAGGGATATGTAGTCAGCCTTATCGTCTAAAGCCCAAAGAACCAATGGGTGCTCTGAGTATATCTTTTCTGCATATAAGTTAGACGGGTTAGACATATTTCTCCTATACCCTTATTATAGCAGGGCAAAGTCTAATATAGTTTAATTTCACATGCATCTGTTGAGCAGTACTTCTCAGACTCAGCATCTAAATTATCTTTACCGTCATAAATAGCAGACCAATCAATCTTACCAATTGTTCCGACATAAGCGTTATATTCTTCTCTTGTTATCTCTGTATATGGTTGCTGAGGATAAGTCTTGTTTCCCATTGGAAGGAACGAAACTGCCTTTAATTGTCCTTCGTACATATTCAATGCTGGAGCAACAAACTTCTTCTCTTCTTCCTTATCAAATGAAAGAGTTACAGAAACACCATTGTCTGACCAGTACTTCTGAGCAGTTGCTGCCAAACCAATCTTCTCAAACAGGCTAACCTGTTTTTCAGAACGCTTATGTCCTGATGCAACTGGGAAGTATACTACTGAGGTATTTGCTGATACTAGGTCTGGTTCAACTTTATATCCCGCTGCTTTAAACAAATGAAGCATTGGGTCTTGATCACCAAAGCGAATAGCACGAAGGTAGAATTCTCCACCAGGTCCCCAGTGAACTCCAGGGGTAGCACCAGAAAGAAGTGATACTGATCCTGATGGCTTAACTGTTGTTACACGAACTGATTCACGAACACAGAGCCACTCTGAATACTGGTGATCATATTTACGAATTGTATTATAACCTTCGTCCATCCACTCACGAGTTGTTGGAAGACCATGCTCATCAGCAAATGCAGCAATGCCTGTAAGCGATGTACCAATACGACGGTTTCGTTGCATGATGCCGTTTGTTTGTTGCCAATGTGTTGGCATAAGAGTAACAGTCTTACCGTACAAATATGCAAACTTCAATGTCTTGAGGAAGTCCTCCTTGGACTCATGACGATTTAGGTGCACTTCTACAAGTGTACAAAGTTCGTATGATTCCAATGGCTGCTCCGCACAAGGATTGAAGCCCATGATTCTAGAATCTTTACCATCTGCAGGATCTGCAAGACGACCAAAGTTTCTAGCAACATCAAGCCAAATAAAACCTGGCTCACCATTATCTGCAATTAAATCTACATAGTCTTCATACTTAGTTCCAACTTCAGCAGCAATAGAATTATTACTCATCCATGCCCAACCTGGTTTTTCTGGATCATATGAGTTGCGTTCTGGAAAAACTTCTGGATTCTTAAGATTAATAAATCCATCATCTCCAGGAGAACCTAGAGCAAGTGTTGCTGAACGACGAACATTTCCTGATACCACACAGGTACCAATAAGATTTACAATGTCTACAATGGCACGGCTATCAAGAATCTCTCCCGCTCTAGAGCCAATTACATTACGAATCCGTGTATGGAGATCAATAAGCGGTGCTGGACCGCTTGCAACGCCTCCAAAGCCCTTAATAGGGGCACCTAGTGGACGGATAAGGCTATAGTCAAACTCCTGAATAGTTTGATTTTGGCGTAGAAATGAGTTAATAAGCAATCTAACAGATTCTACCCATCCCTCACGAGTATCTGGAATCTCATAGGTAGAGGCTGGCTCTGAAGGTGCATAAATAGGCATTTGCTTATCCTGACCAATAGTATCAAACCCTACACCTATACCTAACATTAAAGCATCCATTACCCAAGCAAATAGGGCACCAGGATCATTACGATCAATGTCTCTTGTAGAAACCATCGCACAATTTTGAAGGGATGCAGAGTTACGCTTCTCCATAGTCATAGGAGTTCCAAATGCCCAAAGACCACGACCTGGTGGTGTCCACTTCAATTCAAACATTCTTTGGAATGCTTCTTGTGCAGACTTTTGAGCCTTGTTGTCATTCCATGGTAGACGATTATCTTTAGCGTGATTCTTTTGAACTGAATACATACCCTCGATTACACGACGACAAACCTCATGCCAGCGTTCCTTAGTTCCGTCTTCTTTAACACGAGAATATGTACGAATAAATGTAATCTCTCCTAAAGAGTTAGAGCCAGCGTCTGAGAAACCAAACGGTGCTGGGACATTATTATATTTATTTACAAAATCCTCCGACAAACGGAATGAGAAAACATCTGACATTTATGTAACCTTTCATAGAAAATTAATAGAGTACTTCACAAATTCGGAAGTAGTCTTAGTATATCACAAATTTATAGAATGCAAATACGCATAAATTAGACAGTAAATGTTTAGTTTAGAGTTAAGAACTTTTAGTATTTAAAAGTACTAGCAACCAATTAGCATAAATTCGCTAAATGCTGCTCCTGCTGAAGGAGTTGACCATTGTACGCCAGAACCAGTTGATGCAAGAACTTGACCAGATGTTCCAATTCCACCACCTGCTGTTAGTGAGCCAGAAAGTGTTGCATTTGACAATGTAAGTCCTGCAATTGTTGTTACGGTTGCACCAGACGCAATTGATGTTGATCCAATTGTTGGAGCAGAATATGAAGATACTGTACCCCATGAAGCAGTTGTTCCATCAGTTGTTAAATACTTTCCTGAATTCCCTGTTTGTGAAGGAAGGCTAATTGGTGCTGCAGCCCACTCAATACCATTTGTTGCACCAGAGTTGGCTGTAAGGATATATCCATTTGTACCTACCCCAAGTTTTGCTGGGGTATTATCTGCAGAAGCAACTAAAAGGTCTCCCTTAGCATCAAATAAAGACTCATCTACTTTGCCATCTAACTGAGTTTGAATTCCTGAAGTAACACCGTTAAGATATCCTATTTCTGTATCATCAACATCTGCAACTCTAAGTTGAACAGTTCCAGTAGAATCTGGAAGAGTAATCGTACGGTCTGCAGTTGGGTCTGTAACTGTAAGGGTAGTCTCAAAAGCATTTGCTGTAGTACCTTCAAAAACAAAGGCATTTGTAACATTTATAGTTGTAGAATTTACTGTAGTTGTAGTTCCATTTACAGTTAGATCGCCTGAAAGTGTTAGTGCTGCTGCATTAACAGTACCAGTAAATGTTGGATTTGCTAGCGTAGCATAAGAAGAAAGATCAGTTGTAAGTGCTACTGTTCCTGTGGCATCAGGAAAAGTTATTGTTCTATCAGCAGTGGGATCTGTTACGGATAAAGTTGTTTCATGAGCATCTGCTGTACCCTCAAATATAATTCCTGCTGGAGCAAGAATATTTTTGCTTCCGTCAAGTTCTGCCACTCCATTAATAGCACTTTTTTCTGTGTCTGGAATGTATGAACCAAGACTAGTGTCTAGTGCAGATGTATTTAAAACATAGTCTAAGTCGCCCCAGACTGTTGATCCATCTCCAATTTTCATTTGACCAAGGGTACTGTTATATCCAATCTCGCCTTCTTCAAGGGTTGGATTTGCTGTGTTCCATTGGGAGGTAGTACCTCTACGAACTTGAATTCTAGTTGCCATTTGTTAATCCTCCAACGTTTATTATATCAGAATTGTTCACTTGGACTACCGCCATCTGCTGAAGGTAAAGCGTTTGTAAAAGTAGTATTTGGAGCGCCTCCATTTAGTCTAGCAAATAATGTTGGGTATGTTATACCGTTTCCATTATATTCAGACTGAGCATCAAAATATGTTGCTATTGGATTCCACTCACTATTTAGATAATAGTAGATTCTTTCTGTAACGGTGTACAAAAATAATTGACCATTAGATGGAGTTGCTGGAAATGTAGTTCCAACAGTTAGTGCTGCTGTGCTTTGTACAGTGTTATCGGGGAATGTGACTCCAGTGGCAACCTTAAGTCCTTGTTTTACAACAAAGTCTCTATTGTTAGTTGCCACTGAAGTTCACTGTCCCTTCAGCCCACATTACGCTTCAATAAGCGTCTTGTGAACCTTTACTGTTGTACCATCTGATGCTGTAACCTTTAGGCGAACATTTCCACCTGAATAATCTGCATCTGTTGTTCCAATAACAGCATTGCTAACTACGTCAGCATATTCTGTGATATAAACATTGTTTGCGCCATTTACAGTTACTAGAACTTCTAGAACTTCAATGTCTCCGCCATTTTTCATTTGTACGACATACTTTGCAGATGAATATGTTGATGCTGACCAAGAGTCAACTACAGTTGCAGTTCCATCTGTAAGTGCTTGTGTAGCAGTTCCGATAAGTGCATCTGTAAGTGTAATAGATGTTGCAGTTGCTGCACCAATGTTTGGTGTTGTAAGTGTTGGAGAAGTACCAAATACTAGAGCGCCAGATCCTGTTTCATCAGTTACTGTTGCTGCAAGGTTTTCAGATGATGGAGTTCCAAGGAATGTTGCAATTCCTGTTCCAAAGGATGTGATTCCTGTACCACCGTTTGCTATTGGAAGAGTTCCAGTTACACCAGTTGTAAGTGGTAGTCCAGTTACGTTTGTCATTGTTCCAGATGCTGGAGTGCCAAGTGTTGGAGCAGTCATAGTTGGACTTGTTAATGTTTTGTTTGTAAGAGTTTCTGTTACATCTTTAAGTGATGTTCCATTAACCTTGAATTCTTTTCCTGAAGCAAGGTTAACATGCTCAGAAAATGTCCATGCATCAGTTGCATCTACCCAGTTAATGGTCTTATCTGTAGCACCCTTAAGAGTAATACCGCCACCGTCAGCACCTGCATCTGTTGGTGTTGCTACTGAACCAAGTGTAAGGTTCTTGTCATCAATTGTGATTTCTGTTGAGTTAATTGTAGTTGTTGTACCATTAACTGTTAGGTCCCCAGAAAGTGTAAGGCTTGTTCCTGATACCGCACCAGTAAAGGTTGCTCCTGATAGTGATGCCTTGTTATCAATCTGTGTTTGAATTCCTGAAGTAACTCCATTTAGATAACCAATTTCTGTATCGTCAACGTTTGCTACCTTAGCCTGAATTGTTGTAGTATCAACTGAAACTGCTCCAGTTGTATCATTGTAAGAAAGTCCAGTACCTACAGAGTTTCCTATAGCATCCTGTGCTCTTTCATCTGTAAAGTATTTATTTGTTGAACCTTCTGAAACATCATCAGATCCAAGTGTGCGAGTTCCGCCAAGTGAGACTGAGGTGCCATTAATTGTAATTGCAGAGTTTGATAGTTTTTCATTTGCAATTGATCCCGCAAGCATTCCATTTGTTACAGAACCTGTGTCACCAGTTGTTACAACAGTACCTGTTACGTCAGGAATTGTAATAGTGCGATCTGCAGTTGGATTTGTTACTGTCAAAGTTGTTTCATTGGTATTATCAGTAGATCCTTCAAATACTATTGAAGAGTCTGAAAGGTATAGACCTGAAATTGTTGGGCTTGTAAGTGTTTTATTTGTAAGAGTTTGAGTTCCAGATTCAGTTACATATCCTGAAAGTGATGGAATATCAGATGTTAGGGCTACTGTGCCAGTGCTTGTTGGCAATGTTAGAGTAGCAGCACCATTAGTAATAGATGCTATTACTGGTGTTGTAAGAGTCTTATTTGTAAGAGTCTCAGAACCAGCAATTGTTGCAAAGTCTGCATCTGACATTGCTGAGTTAAACTCTGCCTTTGTTCCAGTAATTGTGTTTGTAGTTAATGAAATTGATTTGTTTGTTAGTGTATCTGTAGTATCTTTAAAAACTACGGTTCCCGTTGCATCTGGGAATGTTATCGTACGATCTGCTGTTGGGTCAGTTACCTGAAGTGTTGTTTCAAAATCATTTGCTGTTGTACCTTCAAATACGATTGAAGTTTCAAATGATCCTACTGCTGGGGCTGCTGCCCACTTAACGCCATTTGTTTCACTTGAATCTGCAGTAAGAACATATCCGTTTGTTCCTAGTGCAACTCTGGTACCAGTGTTTGATCCTGTACCAACTAGCAAGTCACCTTTTGCGTCAAAGATTTCTTTTGTAATTACATCATGTGTGTTAACGGTAGCCGTAGCCCCATCAACAATCAAGCCATTTTTAATTCTAAAGGCTTTATCTACTGTTGCCATTGTGGTGCTCCTTCTTGTTAAGCCTTCAAACCAGTTCGATAATATCGAATGGTCATCGGCGATAGTACGGGTGTAACCGTCATACTGATTATACCAGAATTTAGATTAGCAGTGATATTTCCAATAGCGTTTGTTGTATTGGATACCGTGCCAAACTCTGTTATATTTTGATTTGTTCCATCAAAAACTATGTTTATCTCTGTGCTTCTATATACGCTTGTAGATGGGTGTGAAACCTGAATAAGATATTTTATGGTTCTCCACACGGTTGTATCGATTGTGTCAAATACGGTTGCTGTTTCTATTCCTGTTATGGTTGATGAGTTATTTCCATCTCCACCCAGCGCTTCTGCACGGTATGAAGTGGTATCAATCAAATCTGCAAAGTCTTGTCCAGTAGGTCTATCTCCAGACTCAAACTTTGTCTTTAGTGTGGTAATTGATATAACAGCCATATAAGTGATTATATCATAAAATATAAAAAGTACTGCCGATGACGGCTATGCCAATGCCTGGTGTATTGTTGCTAGAAAAACCAGGGTAGCCAATATCTTGAAACCTAACTTTGAATGGATAAATGCCTTGAACCTCTGCAAGGGTAGTGCCTATTCTTGTTATGTTTACTTTTGTATATTCAGTTGGTTTTACTGATACCTTTGCAATTTCAAGGGTAGTAATTTTTTCAACTGGCATGATTAACTCTCAGCAGAAGTTACATCTTCAATTACTGTTACTGTACCCTTACAGATTGTCCATGTGCGGGTATTGTCAGATAATTGAATATCAAAAATATCTCCTGTTTCAAGATCTTCAGATTCTCCAGCAGAAAGTGAAACTGTAAACTCTCCATCATCATCATCTAAAGTTGCTTCTGGACTTAATGCAACAATTACTGGATAAGTTACCACGTTATTATTAACGGTTCTCCTAGCAATGTCCATTGAAATAGTCCAGTCATCAATAGTTAATGGTTGACGGTTTTCATCTGTAACATAAACTCTAAATGCCGCTGTGTCTCCACGAACTACTGTCCATAGAACTGTTGGAGGGGCTGCTCCAATTGAAAAAGAATCTGTACCTTGTCCTCTGTATGTTGCCATTATAGTAAGCCTTCCTTAAGTGCTCCCCAAGTTGCTGCTCTTGATCGTGGGGATGTAACAAGAATAATACCACTTGTTGAATTAGATTTTGCAACAACACCAACTGTAACAACATTAGATGCTGGCTTGGTTGCTGTAAGCCCTCCGCCAGATGCTACATACAAAACATCTCCTGCTGTATATGAAGCGGTATTAATATCAGTAAAAACACCAGAGAGTACAATCACTCCATCTGATGAATTTCCAATTGCAGACTGTGCCAAACCTACTACTGGAAATGTTCCAATTGTTGCTGCATTTGCTTTTGCAATTGTAGGTTTAGTAGAGAATCCTGTTATATATACAGGGTCTCCTTTTGCAATTGATACCCCGCTAACATTACGAATTTCAAGGGTATGAAATGGAAGACCAATCGTAGGTAATACTGCATCTATTGCTTCTGCTAATGATTGAATATCCCCAGCAACATCGACAGGATCTGTGTTTGTTGGGTAAGGCAAATCATAAATAGTTGTTTCAGCCATTCAATTATTATACCACTTCCAAGCATGAAATTTATAATAAAATAAAAATATATTGCTAAAACTTGCTTTTGACCCCAAATCCGTGCTACAATTAATACAATGCTACCGAAAGGTAGTTATTTTGCTCTAGGAGGTAATATACAATGAGAGAAAATAAAACAGGGGTTTGGTTAGGTTTGATAGCGATGGTTGGGTTGATAGCACCTTTTAGCAACGCCGCTAACGCTCTTGAAACTAAGACTCTAATAAAAACTACGCAGGAATCGGACTCAGCCCTTAAAGGGGCTTTTTTGGTTTCTAAGGAGAAAATGTTAGAGAAGTACGAAAATGCTCATAATCTAAGTGATGGGCAGTTGGTTGAATTATTAAAGCATGTAGGTTTCAAAGGAAAGGCATTACGATCTGCTTGTGCAATCGCCAAGGCTGAATCCAATGGTCGCCCACTTGCTTTTAATGGCAACCTAAAAACTGGAGATAGTTCATACGGAATGTTTCAAATAAACATGATCGGTGGTTTAGGTCCAGATCGCAGAGAGAAGTTTGACTTAAGTTCAAACGCTGAGTTATTTAACCCAGTTACTAATGCACAGGTGGCGCTTCACATGACAAAAAGCGGAACAGATTGGTCATCATGGTCATCCCTGAATGGGAAACGGTATCAGGAATGGTACAACAAATATCCATGTAAAGCATAAAATTTAATAAAAAAGACCCCCCTTGCTTTTGGCTTGGGGGGTTTTTATTTATTTTAATTTTTTAACTATTTATTCTACTATATCCCAAGTTTGATCTTCTTCATTCCACGTATAAAAATGATCCTCATCAGGCATAGGAATAGGTGGTTCCCACTCACAAGTTTCTTCATTTAATATAAAAGAGGCTTGTAGTTTAGGTGGGATAAAAGCGTCAAGAGTTTCATTATACGTCCAACCAATGCCAGCATAATTTTTGCGGAAAGGCGTACCACCTTTTATATGTGCGTTGCCATAAGTATGTATTGATGTACGCAAACATTTTTGTCCACGAAAGTCGCCGTAATATTTTTCCCAATCAGAAATACCTTCAACTACTTCATCTTCATTACGACCAGTAATTACATCAGTAACAATATTATTTTCGTCAAGAAATGCGTAATGTGCCATTAGACTGTCACCGTTCCTGTTCCTGCGGTAAATGTATAGACTTTATTCGCGCCAACAGTTGTAAGAGCATAAGTAAGTCCAGCACCTATTGAAGTGAAATTAGCAAAAGTGCTTGGGAAAGAAAGAATAACTACACCGCTACCACCGCCACCACCTAAACCTACTGTTCCTGGACCAGCAGCATCTGAACCGCCACCGCCACCACCGCCACCACCATTTGCTGGAGCAGGGTTTTGTGCGTCACCGCCGTTACCACCAGCATTGCCACCACCGCTTGCGCCACCAGCACCGCCACCAGTTCCGTAACTTTGTGAACCACCACCACCGCCACCACCATAGGCATATGAAGTTCCACTTATAGAAGAAGTAGTTGTAGTTCCCTGACCGCCACCACCTGAACCGCCAGCCCCGCTATTGCCGTTGCCGCCGTTTGTTCCACCAGTACCACCGGGAGTGACGCTTGGACTACCACCTGCACCGCCACCGCCACCTGAACCACCACTTGCGCCGTTTCCGTTTGCTCCTGCAACGCCGTTACCACCATTAGCAGTAAATGAAGAACAAACACTTTGACCGCCACCACCGCCATTTCTTGCGCCACCAGCACCAACAGTAACAGTAAAACTTGAAGGTAAAGTAGTTTCTGTATTTATAGTTACATAACCGCCACCACCGCCACCACCCGGTGTATAAGTAGCAGCATGAGCACCACCGCCACCACCGCCAGCAACAACAAGATAATCAACACTAACTGAATTAGGTGTTGTAATGCTATTGCTTGCAGAAGATTCTAACCCTGTAGCAGTTGCATTTGTTCCTTTAACTTTAAAAGTATAAGAAGTGTTTGCTGTTAATCCAGTA